GGACATATCCCGCCATTTCCATGGCGTCATCCGTGTCTATACCTTTCTTCTCTGCCCACTTCATGATGTAGTATGAACGCAATTTCTCAGGCATAACGTCCGCGAACTTTTCAACAATCTTCGGGTTTGCTGTTGTCATACTGACTCCTTCAACTATACAATCCTTTTCACTCAACCTCTACAACAAACGCACTTGTATCTTGACCAGTACGAACGGATCTGATTTTAGTAACCGTCTGTCCGAACAGTTTTGATCCTAGTTCAACGTAAGGGCCGCCACTTGGATCAAACATACCAAGATCGTTCTCATCAATTCCGCTCTGACCCTCTTTACCTCCCATGCGGCAGTACATCATAGAATCTCCAGTCATATAAAACTGAAATACATTCTCAGAGATTTCTTTCCAATAATATTCATCGCCGTAACGATTCTTTACGGGTTCACTCTGTCTCATCATAATCTCCCATCTCTTGGCCCATGGCCCATTCTTGTTTGTGCGGTTCACACGCTTCACAGAAATGAAACTTATCTTCGTGGTCAAATCCATAATCAATGATGATACTACAACGATTACATAGTAATGCACCGTTGCCGCCATTAAAGCGCACATCCGCACGTTGATAGTGTACCATCACTCAAACCTCACCGTTCCACATTGCTTCCATTTCTGCTCTATCTAAATTATACCCAATCGCACACATAAAGTCAACCCACTTTAGGAACATCTCTTTCACGTTCATCTCAGTGGAATCAAAATCGAATGTCACTTTACCGTGATTGGTCTCATACGTCCATGTCACTTTGCTTGTATAATCATCCTCAATCAACATAAACACTCACTTCAAAAAGATTTCCACGAAGGCAATTGACAGTACCGCCAAAATGACCTGGATGTTTGACACCGTTTTTAATCTCTATCCATTCATCAAAAGATAAATTACCATGTCTGTCAACCGCGGTGATAATGCGTTGAGACGGCCAAGAAGTTTCCGCATCGGTCAAATAAACATGGTAAGTGTGAGTCGCGGTTCCTCGGTGAACAAGGCCTTCAATCTTCATAAGTCAGTTTCCTCAATATAGGGGTAGCAAGTCATGGCAGATTGCTTTTCATTCCATTCATATAGTATTTCTTCGAAAATCGCAGCAGCTGCTTCCAGACCACAGAGATATCCTTCGTCATATCCTACTAATTCTTTATCCCTATTTACAGAAGTGTTACGAGATGCCGCGACATTAGATTTATATTTATCGTATATCGCCTTCGCTAGACGATCATCCAGTTTAAGCAATAGATCAGTTACAGTTATCATAACAATTCCTCTAATTGTCGAACATAATTTTTTAGTTCATCGTTGTTAACGTAACCGATTACATCGTCATCGGCCGCCCTCTCAGGGAAAAAATCTCCAGTGACAAACTCATCATCGTTATTCAACACGGCAATTTCCCAGAGATTCTTATCACCACCATATGATGCCCAAAACTTGACTGCACTCAACTGATAACCGTTGCTGAATACATAACGCCGATGGACACCGTTCTCGTCAACGGGATGAATATCCTCTACCATTTTCAATAAAGACATTCAAGTCTCCTTATTGGCCGAACTGGCCAGTCACGATTCCTTCGAACTGATCAGCAAGATCGTTGAATGTCTCGTACCACTCATTCGGTACAGACATTCCTGCTTCACCAGCATCCAGGTGAATATCAGCATCAACAAAATTCCAGTTGATTTCACCATCTTCGAAATTTTCAGGATTTTTAACTGCATTCCAGAAACTGGTTTTGAGTTCAGAAATTTTTGCTACATTGGTGCTCATTACGCTGCCTCCATAACGCGGGTTATATATTGATGGTCAACAATGACCGTTTCGCCTGCCTCGCGACTGACAACAACTTTGCCAGTGGAGCCTTTCCACTGAAATCCCTCATCGAGACACACATGGTGACATACTCCACCACCGTAACAAACACGGCTGTGGGTGACAAGACCAGCGACAGGGACATCGCCACTAAGATAGAGTCCTTCGACTCGCAGACCTTCCAAATTCCAACCCATATCAAAACACCTCACTTTAAAATCATACCAAAGAGTCGCGCAGGAATCACGATAGACTCATTACAAGTATCACAACATCGACCGTCTTCGACTACAGGATCGGCACTATTGCCTTCTGCCCAAACTACATTACCATTGTTATCTTTCAACGGTTCAATCTTACCATAACAAATATCACACAACATTACACAGTCTCCTTGATATCAACAGCAGTCCAACCTTCAGGGTCGCACATAAAATAAACATTAGTATCGTGACAAAACGCAATGTCACCAACACTCATGGAATGCATACGGTCAACACGGACAATCTTGTCTTGGTCACCGTAACCATTACCAACATGAAACACCTCTTCCAAACCACTCGCTTCGACATTCGCGACATTACGGTAGTATTCGAACATCCAAGACTCAAAGCCTTCAGAACCACCATGAAAAGAAACGTCACGCAGAATAGCGAGTTCAGGATAGTCACCGAAGTCACCACCCCAATCAACAGAGTTCAGGTGGTCAATCGCATCGCGGGAAGCGCGGAATTGAAGAATTGAAAAACGCATAACTAAAACCTCTCAACAAATTACGGTAGTATTATATCAAAACCAGAGTCGATTGTCTGTGAACCAGTTCACACTTCCTCATGTAAATATTCACAATCCTCTGTGATCTCGCTCATTGGTAGGTCAACACTGTCAACCAGTCGCTCAATGATCTTGATCAGTTCATCGGAATCGATCAATTTTAACTCTTTTTCCATATCATTTCTCCCAATCACAGTATGGATTATACAGGAGTTGGTGGTGGTGTCAAGTCGTAAGCTATTGATTTTATTGAAGTTTTTTTAGGCGGGTAAGCTCTTGATTTCCAAGAGCTTTTTTTCGAAGTTTTTTAACTTTTTTCATGAAATTTTTCGATCATTTCTCTATTTTTGATCGGAAAAATCGATATCATGTACATATAATTGAATCAGAGCGTAGTGGAGTATCTTCATCAGGTCTTTCCGTGCGTCTTCCGAGGTGCCCTTCCGACCATATCGTTTCGCATACTTGATCACGTTTCCTAGACAGAAACCTGTACCGTGACCACTATCGATGATGATATCAGTAGCCTGATACTTCTCAGTTGCATAGTGTTGGTCATATGTCGAGTCAACGTATTGTTGCAACTCTTGCAACAATTTTTCTTCATTAAATTTATATTCAATCTTACTCATCGTTTTGTTGTTCTCTGATTTCGTTGTAATCTGTACCCATTGCATGTCCGCGATAAGGACCTGTTTCTTCTGTTCCATCGGATGATGTGTTTCTAACACATTCTCGTTGACGTTTTATATCTATGTGGTTCACATAAAATTCATCGTCAGCATCAACATAATGAAAAAATGTCTGTATAAATTTTTCACCTTTAAATGGTTTTGGCCTGCCGTGCATTTCATGGGTACCATTATAAATTAAACCGTCCCCCGGTTCAAGTTCTACGGACTCTGTTTGAACCAATCTACTCTCATCATTATATTGATAAATGTTTATTGGCCAATCATGGTCTTTAAAGAAATTTACTGTCACAGATATCTGACACGAAGCACGATCAATATGCGGAACCATAAAACTGCCGTTGCTGTACTGTGTTGTGAACCAATATGTCGGTAGAAGATTGACATTGAGTTCTTTTTCAATTTTTTCTTGTATGTCTTTATGTAAATGCTCAAGACAGTTCGCCTTAGTTACCATTCTGATATGACCTCTGTTCTCATTCCAGCGAGCACCTGTCGTCAATTCTTTAATTTCTTCTTCCAGAGGATCTAACAACGATTCGATTACATCCTTGTCAATCAGATTTTTTATCAGTCTTGTCATTTCTACTCCGTTTGTCGAGTTCAGTTTGTGTTATGCGCTCTCTAAGTTCGGTCGTAGAAAACGAATGCTTTCGGCTATTGTAGAAGAAACTGATACCTCTTTCTTCACATATATCTTTGCCTGTGAATTTCATATTTTTATACTCTTCACCTAATATTCTAACATTGATTGGCAAAAGAATCAATAGATCAATCAAGTCTTTTTCAGTTTCGTAAACCTGTATCTCATCAACATACTTCACAGCCTCTAATTGTATGTAACGTTCGACAAGAGTCTGTATTGGTTTATTCTTACTATTAGGTCGATCAATTGTTGGATCAGTCTGCAACCCACATATTAAGTAGTCACATTGTTTACGTGCTTCTTTCAACATTTCAATGTGACCAGCGTGTAGTAAATCAAATGTCGAACAAGTAAATCCGACTCTCATATTGTCTCCTTCTACTCGTATGTAGTGTATTTCAGAAGTTCGTCACACGCCTGAACCATTTCTTTTGATGAAACATATTTCTCTACCAGTTCCTCAACAGTTGATACGAGGTCGCCATGTTCGCCAATACCAACAGGACTATTATAAACTTCAAGATTAGTTTTACATGCTTTCATATGCGCCAGATGCTTATCACGCACGGCTGCTAAGAACATATCTTTATTCGCACTCATTTAGTTTTCTCCTCACTTATATCGGTAATTTCAATTATTGTATCTTTAATTATGTCTTCTCGTTTGCCGTTTTCCATGAACAAAAGATATCTATCAGAGAGAGGATTATTCAGAACCGGCGGTAGCGTGCCTTCACGCACAATTTTTTTACCTGTCTTCCAATGTTTGAAGACTATTCTCACTTTTTTATCTGACATTTTACTTCCAACTTTCAAAAATTTGTTTATCCCATTTCTCCTTCTTGAGGCCAGCACCGAAGTCTGTATTGTCCATCACAGGCACATCAGCAATGTCTTTACCAATGTTGTCTTGTGCTGACTGTTCTACATCATACAGTTTCATTCTAGATCGATCAACACCAACAACAAAACGGCGGTGCAATGCAGGATCACCATAACGATTCTTCAGTTGTTTGATCATCAGTTGTCCGAGTCCTTCAAGTTCTTCTGTTGAGATTGCTGCGAACATGAAGTCTGCTGTTGCGGGTAGACCAAACGATTCGGAGGTGTCTTCAAGTCCAACATCAGACGAAGTGTATCCAGTTCTGTTCGTTTGTGTTGCGGTAAAAATGGGCAAATTGAATTCAACTGCCAGACCTCTCAATTCTTCTGCAATGGACTTAATATATGTATACGAGTTCACATTCGCACCCATTCGCATACGGGATGACATGCAGAGGTTGAGGTAGTCAATATAGATTACATCAGGCACAAAGTTTTTCTTCTGCTTGAGTTCGTTCAACAGGTGACGAAAGTGTCCAGAACCAACAGAGCCAGTAGGGTATTCTTTGATGATAAGTTTACCATCGGTCTTCTGACGCAATCGATCAATCTTGGTCTGATAGGTTTCTTTTGGATATATCTCTAGATCAGCAAGAGGCAGATTCATTAGATTCGCATCAATACGTTCCGCAATCTTCTCAGCGGCCATCTCTAGTGTTATATACAACACATTTTTGCCACGCATGAGGTTTGAACCGGCGAAGTCGCACATGATCAAAGTTTTACCAACACCGGTGCCAGCAAGACAGACATTCAGTGTTTTACGAGGCACACCGCCACGAGTGATTGTGTTGAAGTACTTCAGATCAAATTCAAGGCGTTCAATTTTCTTGTGATAAAAATCATATCGTGCTTCATAGTCTTCAAGAAAGTCATGGCCAATGTTGTTGTCAAAACAAACACCGAGTGCATCTTGCAAGAGTTGCGGCAATGCGCCTTTGTCTTTATCAGATTTCTTATCGATGATCTGAATTGACTCCATGATTGCGTTGTAGATTGCTTTGTCTTGACAGAATTTCTCGGTGTTCTCCATCAACCATTCGATATCAAAATCGGTAGGTTCAATTTGCGATAACGTTTCAATAGAAGAGTCGTAGTCTGATTGTTGAATCGTCATGTTATCCAATTCAATCTTCAGTGCAGACTTACTAGGAACATTATTATATTTAACAAAAAAATCTTTAATCATGTTGAACAGTATGCGGTGACGTTTCTCTGTAAAGTACTCATCTTTCAGATAAGGTAAAACATTCCGTACATACTGTTCATCACTGATCAGATTGGAAAGAATTATATCTTCAATATGCATTTATCAATTCTCTGTTGTTTTTGGTGTCAGTGTTACGATTATAACATCTATCAAGATCATAAGTCAAATTAATCCTTATTGTTTAAAAGATAGTAGTTCAAATCTTCCGGCGTTCCAAGCCCCCACATCTTTTGACACTCATAAATTCTTATCTTTTTATTATCCTCTATTGCTTGATTGTACACAGGTGCAACATAGAATTCGTTGTTCACCCTAATGTTTCGTTCAATCATTTGTTCTGCGTACT